CAGCAAGTTCAGCTACAACTGGTGCATTGAACGTTGTTGGCGGCGTTGGATTCCAATCTAATTTATATGTTGCTAAAGGTGCCGTGTTTAACAGCACCAATGGTATTGAAGGGTTCACTGTTAAGATCTCAACATCAGGTAATGTTGCTATTTTTGCAAACGTAAAAGGCCTCGGTGGTTCAACTACAGAATCAGTGATCATTGGTGGTGGCAATCTAACAGTCCAACCAGGTGCGATATTAAAAGTTAGTGGCGTAACTTCAATGATGGTTCCAGTTGGACCAACTGGTGCACGACCAAGTAGCCAAGGCGCTAATGACGTAGCAGGTATGTTGCGTTTCAATAGCACAATTAATCAAATGGAATTCTATGACGGCACTCAGTGGCAAGTTGCTGGTAGTGTGTTTACTGTAATCAGTGATCGTCAATTCTCAGGTAATGTTGCTGGCGGCTACGGTAACGTTGACGGAACTAATACAACATTTACTATTCAAGCTAATGCTACAACTTCAGGCTGTATCGTAAGTATTAACGGTGTGATGCAGTTCCCAACACTAGCATATAGTGTAAGCGGAACAACGTTAACATTTACAGAACCACCAGCACCAGATGATGTAATTGATGTTCGTGTATTAACAACAACAACTACGGTAAGTTCAATCACAAATGGTAATGGTATCAATCAGTATATAGCTGCTGATACCGGTGTGCAAATGTGGACAGGAACCAGCGATGGCGGCACAGTAAAACGTATAGAAGTTGACACTGCTGGTGATATGAATCTACTTGCTGGGACAGATATTACTTACACTCAAACAGCAGTTAATATCGCAGCGAATAACACACCATATGTGATCGCTACACGTAGCCAAACAACATTTACCAGCGGTAAATTGATTGTTACAGCTAAGAGAGGAACAGGTGCAACTGGTAACGTAGAAACATATGAAGCACAAGTGATCACAGACGGTGCTGGTAATGCGTATATTTCTACATATGGTGTAACTAATAACGGCTATGCTATGGGTGTTTTAAGTGCTAATGTATTAGCTGGAAATGTCCAAGTTTACTACACAGGAGTAATTGCATCATCTGTAGTTCAAGCTAACGTTAAATGTTTTGGAACTTACATTTTATAATAGGTGATCAATGTTAAAAGTAGCTAAAAGTTATCGCAAGGACTATACCGGCGAAGACATCATTGTTGAACGCAAAAAGGAAGGAACACATTGGTACGAAACTGTAGAAACTGTTCCTAATGCTGTTACCAATAATCAGATCTCTAATCGTGCAGTAGTGATAGGAAATAGCCCCAGTCGATTGGGCTTTGATTTAGCTAATTTAAAAAAATATAGTGGTTTGCTTGGGGCAGATACTTTACAAAGTTACGGATGTAATGCTCTATATAGAGATTTTACTCCAGATTTTTTAGTCGCAGTTGGTAATGAGATAACAAAAGAATTATCAACCAGCGAATATGTCAAAAATAATATAGTATATACCAGTGCTATTCATCTATTAGAATATCCAAATAAGTTTTATTTGATTCCGTATAATCCCTATGCAGATGCAGGAACTACTGCGGCTTATATCGCGTGTTTTGATGGACACAAACGAGTATACCTATTAGGATTTGATGAGCAAGATTCTCCAGGACAAAATTTTAATGTTTATGCTGGATCCAATGGGTATGATCATATAGATACTGAGATACTCAGTAGCAAATGGATTGATAACAGATTAGAATTATTTACACTTTATAACGATGTAGACTTTGTATGGGTCACACCGCATGGAAGAAGTAATATACCCGAAAGTCATAAATATTGCACCAATTTAAGACAGATTTCTTTTAGAGATTTTGTTTTAGAAACAGATCTATAAAACCGCTTCTAAAGTTTTTATCTTATCAATTACCGCAGAAAAATTAATAGTGCGCCATACGCCCGGATGTAGGGGTTTAGGATGATCTTCTAACCTTACCCAACAATATCCGCGATGTTCGTGATTCAGTGAGGGAGTAAATTCTTCGTCTACTGGAATTAAAAAAGTATTGTAACTAAAGTGTCCATTGTCACTGGTAAATTTTTCTATAGGTATGACTTTAACATCGATAAAATTATAGCCAAGTTCTTCGCTGAGTTCTCTGTGCAGAGATGCTAATAGCTGTTCGCCTGCGTCAATCTTACCTCCCGCCAGTCCCCAAGTGCCACTATATTTTGCGGTATCACGCAGTAAAAATAAGTAACGTCCAGTAGATGTTGCGTAGATGAAGGTGCCTACACCTTCTATATGACCAGAGTCCAAAGTCCTTCCTTGTATTCGCCCTCGTAGCTTTTTACCCATTGATTTCCTGTCCATTTATATTGAGTTCCTGTAGTCAGGTTACTTACATATTGTAACGTAGAATCACTACGGCTGTCAAATGAAACAGTCCAGTAGGTGCCGTTATATTGGATGATATCATTAGCATGTGCTACGAGATCTTGACCGTTTGATCCTCGCCACACGATAGGTCCGCCGCCATTCGGTGTATTGAAACTACCGATGTCGTCGAGTATAAGATATCTTGCGTTAGTTGCAGGGCTGGTAATGCTGGCATTTACTGTGACTTTAGTTGGGTCAATGATCGCATCTATAGCAGTCAGGGTATTACCGGGTTTAGTGTCTATATCTACATTAAAAATCAATAGACTGTCGTCTGTTGGGTGGTAGCTGATGGTGCCAATCACTTCGGTTATGCCATCTTCTTGTAAGAGTCTTACTTGGCTGATACCATTTTTGATAGTGCCGTAGACGTTGATTAAATTTGGCCAGCTATCTCTCGTACCAACCTTAGTTGATGGAGTCTCTGCAGGATTATCTGTGGTTACATTTGGTTCGCGTGGCGTTTCAACGTCTTGCATTTTTAACAGAGTAAGTTGATTACCTATTAATAATACCCCATACATCAGGGGAGTAAAATATTGTCTTGTGCCTAATAAGTTAGTGTCATTTAAGACAGCATCACTTAGGTTGCCATCGGCATCATGTATGCTGGCAACGATTTTTTCAATAACACCAAGTTTCTTGACCTTAGCTGGTGGACTGATCCATACAGGTAGTTTAAATGTTAGAGTAGCAACATCGATTGGATTTTCTGTGCTTACTGGAACACTGCGTGAGGTCCAGTTAGGTGATTCTAAATAGACCACACTCAAACTAGTCCAATCAATATAGTTGTCTGTTGATTGTATTTCCATACCAGGATTAAACAATACCATCAGCTGTTCTAATAGTTGTAATTTTTGTTTGGTATTTGAAGTCCATATATCTACTTTAAGATCTAAAGTATATGGAACAGGCATGCTACGCTCAATGGTAAATGCATTACCTTGGCGATTTTCAAATTCCTGGGTGTCTTCGTTATAATAACGTTGTCGAATGCTCATCTTACCAACGAATGTTGGATCCTGCACACGATCTCTATCATATGTTACTCCATTGATATATACTGTCATCGCAGGGGTAGTAGGCATAGCATTCTCACTCATATTTGTGATGATGCTGGCCACCTGACGACTACCGTCACCATAATAAACAGGCACACGCTGTAGAGTTTTATTACCATCACGGTCTTGCCCAAACTCAACTTGGAATCCAGAGATCATTCGTATGAACTGCGCTAAGAACCGCTCTATCTGCGCATCATAAAAATACTGTTGAAGTGCTGCCATTATATATTATCCGCTGAAGGACGTAGGGCTTGTGATAAGCTCTGACGTTCATTAATCACATGTTCGTAAACTGTGTATTCTAATAGGTCACCGTTTACGTAAGTATTAGCCACGGTAATCTTGATATTACCACTGCTATTGCTAATAGTGTTGTTAACTTTGATATTATTGATATAAGTCTTAGCACCATATGTGCTAACATACGGAACTTTGACTACGATATTACCTGTTGTTACATTCCATGATAATGTCCAGGCATTAGCCGCAGGAGTATATGCTCCACTGCTGATTCTTATAGCGTCCCAAGCAACGCTGTTACTCATAAACTTGTTAGTATCATTGATAAAGCTACTTAGTTGTGTGGTATTAGTTGCACCCGGTGTTAGGTTAGTTCTCACAGCATCCTCTACTTTGACCCAACGACGTCCATCATAGCGGAATAGTCGATTAGGCACATAGTCTAAACGTAGGTAGAAATCACCCACTCCTGGGCTATATGGAAAAGCTATACCTGCTTTGACATTCGCACCGTTTGGTGGTAGGCCGTCTCCGGTTAGATATCCTTCTACTTTCTTAACCGATGTTAAGGTCGCTGAGCTTGCATCATCTAAAACGTCACTGGCATCATCACTTACATCGCTGGCGTCTAATCCTTCTGGATTACCTGGATATCCTTGTGCATCTACAGGTAATGTATAAATCGCAGTAGTATCATAGCCGCTGGCAGGAACATCTTGTTCTGCACGACTAACGATAGCATCATTGATATCAATATATTTCTGATAGGTGCTTAAAACTTCACCTAAGGTATTATCTGTGTTATCACCAGCTTTGATATTGTTGATGATATCTTTGTATTCTTGACTGTCTACCAGTGGTTGTAATTTAACACGCCACAAGTGCGGATACCAAGTTGGAGCAAATCCTTCTGCCGCACGTGTAGCATCTTGCACAACATAATAGCGTTTGAGTGCTACAGGTAAGCTGTCATCTAATGGATAGTAGTCTTTTAGATTAGGTAGTTCCATGACATCACCTACCATGATCTTACGACCAATGGTGTCAATCATGTCATTTAGATGGAACACAGCGAACATAGTGTCACCGGTTAGAAATAGGCCAAACTGCGTAAGGTCAAAATCGTTATCACTGATGCGATAGATAGTTCGCATGGTATAAACTGAAGTGTCATACTTGCGATCACGATTTTCTAAGAACAGTAGATCTTGTATACCTAAAAGTGTAGTAGCACCACCTGGTTCTGTCATGCTGACATTACCCTGTGTTATGGGGCCGAGATATTTGTGTATGTTGACATCAACTCCACCAACGGTAAACATTTCAGAGATGCGTTGATCAAAGAATCTGTAGTCGTTGCCCTTTTCTGGACGATATAAACTTAGACGTGGCATGCATGAATCCTATTATCAAGTATTTATCGCCGATTGACAACCCAACCAAATGATGTTATACTTGTATTATGGCTGAAATTAATCACAGTTTAGAATGGGCAGAAGTAAGTATCCAATTAGAAAATGCTGCCAAACGGATGAAACGCTACGGCCCTGAAATGCTTAAGATAAGTAGTAACATTGGTGATATGGTTAAAAAACTTTCAGAAGAAGAAATCAACTGCCGTAGGCAGGGTCGTCAGACCCGGCAACACCAAGAGCTATTAGCCAAAATCAATGCGGAAATAGCCCAATTTGAACAGTATGTGACCTTTGGTGTGCTATTAAGTGGTTGACTTTTTGGTTAAAATCATATATAATAGTGTTATGTGGAATAAAATTAAATCTTCTGGAATAGGATTAGCAGGTGTAGTAGTTCTACTACTTGCATTTTATTCAGCTATACCAAACACTAAATCAAAATCAGTTCAACCTAATGGAACCAAAACGGTTGAAGAAATTATCGCAGGTAGTTATACTAAAAACTATACTCAAGACAACACAGAGTGGGACACTACGTTTAACAGTGCAATCACACCAATAAAGGATAAAAATGGCAATTAAACTTGATGGCGTAAAAAAGAAAGCCAAACTCAAACCTATCAATTTTAGTGATGAAAAATACACAGGCACAGAACCCACTTGGGACTATGATCGTGCCTTGACATTTTCAGATGAGGAATTTGATCATCATCTACGCAAGAGTTTCCGTTACTACAACTATTATTACAGTCCTAAAGATCTTAAAAAATATGTAGTGGCTTGGTTACGCCAACACGAAGGTGACAAGGGTGTGCATGTCTTAGACAAAGCTACAATTGATCTATATGCACGTTCAGCAGATAATCTAACACCATTTACGGTCTGTGCATTAATCAAAGCCCACGAGCAGGGAATGCCGTTGCGCGACAAACACGTAGAATATATCCTTGATGCTGTTAAGCGTGTGCTATTGTTAAAAGCGGACGAGGAGGAAGAAGAAAAGAAAGTAGACACTGCTAAACCTCAGGTAAAAATTCCGACCATCCAAGACCGCATGAATGAGGTGGCTAAGAAACATATACTTTATTTTGAAATGTTAGAAGATGCACTATTTGCCGGTGAAACCGTAGATCCCAAAGCCTATGAATACTTGGTTAAGAATTTAGTTCCGCAGGCACTTATTAGCAAAATTTCCGCAGTATTTGAACCACGCCATGCAGAAGTTAAAGAAGCACGCAAAGGTGAGTGCGAGCAACTTAAAGAAGCCTACAGTCACATGAAGGCCGCAGATTACAAACGCTTTGATGCGTTCTATGATAAACTATTTCAAGACTTAGCCGCTTACAATCAGACCAAGAAAGCTACTAAAAAAGCCGCAGTTCGTAAACCGCCACAAAAAGAAAAACTTGTCAAGAGCCTAAAATATCTCAAACAAGATACCGCACTTAAGATTGTCAGTGTCAATCCTGTAGACATTATTGGTGCAGAAGTGCTTTGGGTGTATAACGTTAAGAATCGCAAGATCGGCAAGTATGTAGCAGAAGCCATGGGCGGTGCATTAGGTATTAAAGGCACTACTATCACAGGGTTTGATGCTAACAAGAGCACACAGAAAACCCTACGTAAACCAGAAGAACAGATCAAACAATTCTTGGCTTCTAACAAAGTAGACCTACGTAAGTTCTTAGAAAATATCAAGACCACAGAGATTAAACTCAATGGTCGCATCAATCAAGAAACCATCTTACTTAAAGTTCAATAATCCCCTCAAGATAGCGAAATTATCCTGTTGTCGATAATAAATACACGATAACAGGATAATTTACATGTCTGAACTACCAGCAAACGTATCGCCAACCGGTAACCTAACAGCTAACCTGAGCCTTACCACAGAAAGCCTTTTCAGTGCTAACACAGGTACAGGTGCAGGTCATATCGCTTTTGATGCAAATCTAATAGCGCAACTAACGTCATTAGACAGCCAAAAAAATCTAATTAAAGATTATATTCGACTTAGATTAGGTGATCAAATGGTCGATGTTGAAGCAGACAGTGACCACTATGAGATGGGCATCAAACAAGCACTAATACGCTATCGCCAAAAGTCAGCTAATAGCGTAGAAGAAAGCTATGCGTTCTTAAACATCTATCCTGAAACACAAGAATACATCTTACCCAATGAGATAATGAATGTCCGTGCGATGTATCGCAGGGGGATCGGATCAGTGTCTGGCACCACAGCCAGCCAATTTGAACCATTCGCCAGCGGGTATCTAAATACCTACATGCTGGTAGCAGGACGTGTGGGTGGTCTTGCCAGCTACGAATTGTTTACAGGATATCAAGAACTGGCTATGCGAATGTTCGGTGGATATATTAACTTTACCTGGAACAAGGTCACTAAGAAACTTACCTTAGTCCGCAAGATACCAAATCAGGGCGCAAATTATGATATCAATCAAGCAGAAAGCGTCCTGTTACACTTAGACAACTACAAACCAGATATCATGCTCCTAAATGACCCAGGAACTTTTCCGTGGATCCAAGACTATGCATTGGCATTCGTGCTAATAGCTGTGGGTAATGCACGTGAAAAATTTGCTACTATTGCGGGTCCACAAGGTGGAACAAGCCTTAATGGAGCAGCTCTTAAGGCAGAGGGCAATGAACTGTTAACTAAACTTGACGAAGATATCAGGAACTTTGTTGATGGTGGTATGCCGTTAACTTGGGTAATTGGTTAATAAATCGTAGACAACAGTCTAAAACTCTCGTAAAATAGTATATCAATTAAGGGGAACTCAATGAGTCAAATCATCGGTATCGTGGGCTTTATTGGCTCTGGCAAAGATACAGTCGCAGATTATCTGGTTAATTTTCATAGATTTAAACGTGAAAGCTTCGCTAATAGTTTAAAAGATGCTGTTAGTGATGTATTTGGGTGGGATCGAGAACTACTCGAAGGCCGCACCAAAGAAAGCCGTGAATGGCGCGAGACTCGAGACGAGTGGTGGAGCAAGCGCCTTAAGAAAGACGTAACACCGCGTTGGGTCCTACAGTATTGGGGAACTGAAGTAGTTCGCAAGGGATTCCATGATGACATGTGGGTAGCCAGCTTAGAAAATCGCCTGCGCACAACTAAAAATGATATCGTTATCACAGACTGTCGTTTCCCTAATGAAATTAAAGCTATACGTAATGCTGGCGGCCGGGTAGTGCGTATCAAGCGTGGTCCAGAGCCTGAATGGTTTAATGATGCTCGTAGCATGAATCGAGGACCGAGCCGCAACATGAGTTGGGCACTAAGCAAACATAATATTGAAAAACTTGGTATCCATGCAAGCGAAACCGCTTGGGTAGGACAGAAGTTTGATGCGGTGTTAAACAACGACGGAACTATCGAAGAACTGTATCAACAGATTGAAACTAATATTATTAATAGTCAGGTACAAGATCGCCTTGACGCCATCCTAAACCCTCTCGGGCAACTTCATATTGACAGTTAGCACAGACTGTTTTTAGATTCAACAAACTGCTATTGTTGAGATTGCCATCTATATGATAAACAAATAATTGTTCTTTTAGTTTAGCTTTGAAGCCACACTTTTCACAGTGTGGTTTCTTTTTATATCCTTCTAACAGCCAACGAGGTTTAGGTGCAGGTTTGCGATTTTTCTTGCGGATGCAACTGTCACAGCGACTCCTATAATAGGTCTTATCACCACGTTTATAATTGACTGCACAGGGTTTTTTACCACATGCAGTGCATAAATTTCGCCATTGCATATACCTATTTATGCGAACCTTTAAAAGGGCACGTTAAGCTACCAAAAATAGGAAAAAATTATAAATAGTTTAAAGTATCATTTAAAAGGAATACTAAACTATGGCACTAATATCCCCAGGCGTTCAGGTCACAATAATCGACCAAAGCCAATACACTTCAACAGCAGCTGGTTCTATTGCATACGTTCTTGTTGCTACAGGCCAAGACAAGCTAACACCAAGCGGCACAGTTGCTACAGGCACAACAATGGTCAATGCTGAAAAACTTGTTACAGTTACCAGCCAACGTGATCTTGTTAACTTGTTTGGCACACCAAACTTTGAACTTGATGCCGCAGGCAATCCAGTTAACGGCAGTGAAATAAACGAATATGGTTTATTAGCCGCTTACAGCGCATTAGGTGTTACTAACACACTATATATCCAACGTGCTAATGTTAACCTTAGCCAACTTGAAGGCACAAGCATTCGCCCAACAGGAACACCAAGCGATGGCCTATATTGGTTAGACCTAACAAATACTAACTGGGGTATCTATGTATGGACAGCAGAAGACGGCTTTACATATACAACACCAACAGTGATCACAAACACAGCTTACCTAACCAGCGGTGTTCCGTTGGCATCATTTGGTAGTATTGGTGATTATGCTGTAGTTGCCACAAGTTCAAGCAACCCAATTTACTACAAGGGATATAATAATGCATGGTCATTGGTAGGTAGCGACAGTTGGAAATCACAGGTTGCTACAGTTCGTGGCACAGCATCAAGCCCAACGATCACAGCAGGATCAAAACTGATCATTAACGGTAATACAGTTAATATGACTGGTACTACAGTTAGCTCAGCAGTAACTAACATCAATGCCGCAACTATTCCAGGCGTTACAGCTTCTGTAAACTCAGTTGGCCAGATTCAACTATACGTAAACAGCGGCACGATTATCTACAGCAACGCTGCAGGTAATGCACGCGGTACTATTGACACAGCAACCAGCACACAAAATACCTTACAAATTACCAAAGGTAGTGTATTATTAGGCAACATCGATGCTTCAGCTAACTTAGGCATCCTACAAGCTAATATTGCTACAGTATCAAGCGGTGGTAACGTATACACATACAATGGTCCATCATTGACATTTGCAAGATACACAAATCCACCAGCATGGAGAGACACAGATGTTACTCCACGTCCAGATGGTAGTGTATGGTTAAAAACATCAGCAACTGGTAATGGTGCAAGTTGGGCTATTAAAGAATACAGCGCAACAACAAGTAGCTTTAGTTCAATTACCAGCACACTATATCTAACAGATGCGGCTGCGATCCAAGGACTCGATCCAGTTGGCGGCGGCGCTACATTGGCTGCAGGCACAGTATATGTTAAATATGACACATTAAGTGCAGGCACTGCTACATTTAAACCTTACATTAAAAATGTATCAGGTGCTGTCACAGTAACAGGTAATACAGCAGGTGCTTCAGCAACTTACAATTCAGGCGACAGCTTCTTAATGGAAGTAACTGTTCCTGGATCAAGCACACTTGCTAATGCTACAGTTACACTAAGTGGCACAACAGCAACTAATTTAGTAACCAGCATCTTATCAGCTAACTTACCAAACATTACAGCAGGCTTTGACAGCACTGGCAAGGTGTTTATCAGTCACTTAGCCGGCGGTACTATACAATTTACATACTTAGTGGGTTACCCACTATCTACAGCTGGTATCATTAATGATACAAATATCCAAGTTATATCAGCAGGATTAGTATACCTTGCAAGTCCGTTTACTCCGTTGACCTACACATACTCAACGACTGCACCATACAGTAATCCAGCTGATGGTACGCTATGGTATTACAGCAATCCATTGGATGTTGATATCATGATCAGCGACGGCACAGCATGGAAAGGCTATAGAAACGTTAGTTTAGATGCACGTGGTTACGATCTAACTAACACTGATCCTGAAGGCCCTATCTTAAGTGCTACACAACCTATATATCAAGCAGATGGCACAACACAGGTAGTTGCAGGTGACCTATGGATTGACACTGCTGATTTAGAAAACTTCCCAGTTATCTATCGATACAACGGCCTAACATGGGATCTAATAGACAATACAGACAATGTTGATGCAAATGGCGTATTATTTGCAGATGCACGTTGGGACACAGATGGCACAACGAACCCAATCACTGATGATCTACCATTGATTGCAGATTTGCTAACCAGCAACTATATCGATGACGATGCACCAGACTACAGATTGTATGCTCGTGGCACATTGTTATTCAATACACGTCGCAGTGGTTACAATGTTAAAACATTCCGTCCAGGTTACTTTGACAATGCAAGCCCAGTTCCAACAGAAACTGATGCATGGGTAAGCACCAGCGGTGAAGATCCAACAACAGGTGTTCCATACTTTGGTCACAAAGCACAACGTAACACAGTGGTTGAAGCTATGAAGGCAGCGATTGCGTCAAGCACACAACTACGTGAAGAACAAACACAATTTAACTTGATCTGTGCTCCTGGTTACCCAGAACTTATCCAAGACATGATCACTCTAAACAATGATCGCGTTAACACAGCGTTTGTTATTGGTGACAGCCCATTAGATTTACCAAGTGATTCAACACAATTACAAGCATGGGCAAATAACACTAACTTAGCAGTCGACAACGGCGAGCTCGGCTTAGTAAGCAACAGCGAATACTTAGGTGTTTACTATCCAAGCGGTTTAGCTACTAACTTAGATGGTAACAGTGTAGTTGTTCCACCAAGCCATATCATGTTACGCACAATCATCCGCAGTGATGCAGTCAGTTACCCATGGTTTGCACCGGCTGGTGTAAGACGTGGTATTGTTGACAATGTATCAGCGATTGGTTATGTTGACACAGCAAATGACAACACATTCGTAAGCATTGGGGTAACAGAAGGCCTACGTGATGTTCTATACACAGGTAGAGTTAACCCATTAACGATCTTACCAGGTGTTGGTATTGTAGCTTACGGTCAAAAAACACGTAGTTCACAAACATCGGCAATGGATCGTATTAACGTAGCTCGTTTGGTAGTTTACCTAAGAACAGTGTTAGCTAAAGTGGCTGCACCGTTCATATTTGAACCTAACGATACGATTACACGTAGCCAAGTGCAGTCAGCATTTAACGCTGTATTCCACGACTTAGTAGCTAAACGTGCAGTCTATGACTACTTGGTAGTTTGTGATGAAACTAATAACACAGGTGATCGTATTGATCGCAATGAGTTATGGGTTGACATCGCAATACAACCAGTTAAAGCGATTGAGTTTATTTACATTCCAGTTCGACTACAAAACACTGGCGCAGCTTTAACAATTAATTAATATACGCATATAATGGGAGTGGCAACGCTCCCATAGCGTAAGAGCAAAACAGGTAAATATATAAAAGGATATACAAAATGGCAACAGCGTCATTAACTAATTTTACAGTTCCGTTATCAACTAACCAAAGTGCCAGCACGCAAGGTCTGTTGATGCCAAAATTAAAGTTCCGCTTTCGCGTAACTTTCTTAAACTTTGGCGTTACCCAACCTACAACTGAGCTAACTAAACAGGTTATGGATTTTAAACGTCCACAAGTTTCAATGGAACCTATCACTATCGACATCTACAATAGCAAGGTATACTTAGCTGGTAAACCAACTTGGGAAACAGTTACTTGCATGTTACGTGATGATGCGGGCGGTGAAGTTACTAAACGTGTTGGCGAACAGATGCAGAAACAATTTGACTTCTTTGAACAAAGCTCTGCAAGTTCAGGTATCGACTATAAATTTACTACAGTTCTTGAAATCCTTGATGGTGGTAATGGTGCTAACACACCTAACATCTTAGAAACATGGACAATGGATGGTTGTTTCTTAACAGCGGCTGACTACGGTGACGTAAACTATGCTACTAACGAACCAGCAACGATCCAACTAACTATTCGTTATGATAACGCTACACAAACTCCATTAGGTTCAGGTATTGGTGGCGCTGTAACAAGAACACTTGGTACAGTAATTACTGGCTAATATCCAGACGAAACAAACTTAAAAGCCCAGAACAATCTGGGCTTTTTTTTGGCGATAAATAATGTATAGACAGGAATATCTATGAGCCAAAATAATATCTGGGGTCAACTGCTACAAAGCATAGCACCAAATCAAAATATACGCGACTATCAACACGCCGCACGAACTTTTGTTGATGGCTTATACAGATTAAGTCCTAAACTCAACAATCTATTCCATGTGTTCATGGACGTTAATACCAACATATCATCAATGGATCAGCTGAGCCAAATTGAAACTGGTATGATGGCCAAGAATATCCAACTGCCTAAGTATAATATACAGAATAAAACTTACAACGCTTATAATCGCAAGACCGTGCAACAAGAGCGTGTGAATTATGATCCTGTCACTATATCATTCCATGATGATAGTGCAGACGTAGTTCGTAAATTCTGGTATGACTATTTTACCTACTATTACAGAGATAGCGATTATCAGATCGACAATTATAAAGACGACAGCAAGTATAAACAACGCCAACAGCAGAATTGGGGATTTAGCCCTAAGACAGCTAATACTGGTAATCTACCATATCTAAACAGCATACGTATCTATAGTCTACATCAGAAACGTTTCAGTAGTTACACACTAATACGTCCGATGATCACTAATTTCCAGCATGGCGAACACACCGCAGGCGGCTATGAACCTATGGAACATAGTATGACTGTAAATTATGAAGCAGTCCTATATGATAGTGGTCCGGTCAGCAGTGGCACGGTATTAGGCTTCGATGAAGTGCATTACGATAATACTCCGAGCCCATTACGTAATGCTGGTAGTTTGATTGGCGCTGGTAGAAACATCTTAGATAACATAGAAAATGGAGACTTGGGTTCTGCTGTCCAAAACGGCATCAATGCATTTAATATCCTTACTGGTAGTAACACACAACTGAAACAAGCACCGAGTTTAGACTTGTCTTTTATAGGCAACGATATCATGAAAGGAAAAAATCCTTTGAGCACGATATTTGTTCCAACATCAAGCACAGTCAAAACCGGATTATCAGCATCCGGACCATCATTCCCAGGATTTGGTGGAGTTAATAATGGTAACAATATGAATGCCGCGGGTAATCAAAACCCATCAAGCAACCAAGGAACAAATTAATATGCCAGCGATCCCAGGAAATTTACCTGTTAATCCAGACAAGACTCAGTCTACTACAGATTATTTTAATAACTATTACAATCAAAATCCCAGTGTGAGCTCTGGAACCAATGACACCGTTGTTGCATATTTCCAAAGCCTGACAGGTGATATTGATGCAGGACGAACCTTAGCAGGTGCTGTATTATACACCGCAACACAGCAAAATATAGATCCAGTTAGCATAGTAGAAGAACTTAAAAAACTCAGCGATAAAAACAAAGCAGAATTACCTGTTATAACTCCGCTACCGCCCACGCAAACTGTCGTTACACAATACGAAACATATCAAGATATAGTAGCAAATAAAAATACCTACTCAGAAGGGCAATTATTTTATATAACAGAATTAGATGTATTTTATAAACTCGTTAACAATAATATAGCATCTGCCAACGGATATATGGCTGAACGTGTAATGCTCCAAGACGGCACTGTAGTCTATAATTTTTCAACTGTTAGTTATACGTCTGGTAAGTATGCCCAACGAACATCACCAAATGCTGTTGATACAGATACTTATAACAATGGCACTTGGGCATCCAGCGGAACGCAGTATGCTAAACCTGGTCCTAGCACTGTGTATAATAATATTTCAGAAGTCAATGCTTACTTAACCATGTTCCTTAATCTCAATCGCTCAGGCACGAGCTTGTTAGGTTTAGGTAATAGCCCCGTAACCAGCAAATACATATCAAGAACTATACTTGCATAATGGCCAAATACGCACAAGGTAAGTATCAAATCAAGAACCCAGAAAAATACATGGGTAAACGCCTGCCCAGTTATCGCAGCAGTTGGGAATTTACATTCATGAGCTTCTGTGATAATAATCCTGCTGTGTTGAATTGGGCCAGCGAAGGTGTTAAGATCCCCTATTTTAATCCTGTTAGCGGTAAAAATACTATCTATGTTCCAGATTTTCTCATAGTCTACGTAGATGCCAATCAACGCAAGCATACAGAACTTGTAGAAATCAAACCATCAACTGAAACTACCATGGAATCAGCACGCAGTTATCGCGACAAGCTCATGGTAGCCATGAACATGGCCAAATGGGCGGCCGCAGATTCATGGGCCCGAGCCAATAATATGCGCTTCAGAGTAGTAACCGAATACGATATCTTCAAAAATAACAAGCGGTAAATAGTTTTACTATGACCCAAAAACTCCAAGAACTTTTTAATTTGCCTCCTGCAGAGGAAACTACGGAAACAGGTGAAACGGATAGCACTGCGGAAGGCAAACCCTCTATAGAAGAACAACGTGCTATCATCCAAGAAGTAGACACAGCTATTGACAAGATCGATGCTGCGCTGCCTTTCGTAGACAACTTAGATATCAGTGATAAAGAATTAGATGAACTTAGCGATCTTGCCAAAGACAAGTTCAATGATTTAATTGACTTAGGCATGAACGTTGAAGCACGTTTCAGCGGGCACATATTAGCTACCGCAGGCACATTGTTAGGGCACGCTATTGCTGCCAAACAAGCCAAGCTGGATAAAAAGCTACGTATGGTAGATCTACAGCTGAAAAAAGCACGATTAGACCAGCAAATGGCTAAAACTGACGGTGACAAGATCATTGAAGCAGAAGACGGTCGCGCTGTAGTATTGGATCGCAACGAATTGCTCAAGCAGATCTTAGGTAAAACTGATAAATAACACTAATAGGATACAATTATATGAAAAACTTTTTACAATACCTTTCAGAAGTTCAAAAAACCTACGAGTTCCGTATTAAGATCGCCAACTGCGACCCTAAAGACAAACTCGATGGTCTTAAAGTTGGCCTTACCAAATACGCAGTAGAAAGCGTAAGTGCTCCAAAAAGCCTACCAATCAAAGCCAACGATATTGACTTCCCAAGCATTCCAAACTGCGAAGTATTTTTAATGGACGCTGTATTAAAATATCCAGTAAATGACGCACAATTACGTGTGATCGTAGCAGAACGTTTAGGTTGCAGCCTTGCTCAGGTAGTTGTAGTTCCTAAATATAATCCAGAAGAAATTTGGCGCTGGAATGTAGATGGCGAAAGTGAGCTTAAAGAATTTAAACAAGGCGATGCAGAATTAATAAAACCACTTCCAGAAGCCACAGCTGATCAAAAAGCTGCAAGCAAAGCATACAGCGAAGCAGGTACGATTCTTAAAGAATTGAACACTCCATCAAAGTTTGAAATTGCAGGCGATGATGAAACTGTTGGCGGCGAAAAAGACCCAGCATTTGGTAAAACACTACAACAAATTCCAACTGGAGATAAAAGTCCAGTAGGTAGCACCAAGAATAAAATACCAAGTCCAAAATAAAGGCTATAAGATGAGCAACAACATATATGATATCTTAGGAAAACTTGATGGTCTAAGACCTAAAGAGAATCCTGTGTCGACCGCTGAGCCAATCTATGAGAGCATAGATCCTCGCGGAGATATCATGTCTGCTGTTACACAACTTGAAGAACGCTATCAGGGATTTAAAGAAGCTAAAACTAAACGCAAAGAACCAGAAGCGGTTATTCCTGATTCTGATCTTACAAGAAGCGCAGACCCTGATGTAGCAAGATTAGCTACTAAAGCTAAGTTTATCAAACCTGAACTCAATGATTTTGAAGCTATCGTAAGTTACACCAGTAAATTAGAAAATGAATTAGAACAAGAGAAACAAGCTGACATCGCTGATCGACAAAAGATCGAGCAGACCCAGAAGATGTTAGCTAAAACACAGGCTAATCAAGACGCTATGCAGAAAGTAATGACTGCTACAGATCAAAGATTCCGTGCATTAAATGACAAAGTAGCTGCAGGACAGATCACAGCACAAGATCAACAGGCAGCACTGGCAGCACAGCAAATTGAAAAAGACCATGATGCACAAGTAGCGGCTATACCACAAGAACCACAACAACAGGCTACAGCGACAGCAACAACAGCACCTCAACAACCAACTGCTGACATTTATCAATTTCCAGGCAAAGACAAAACTGCTCAAGCTGTTAGCACACCAACAGATACACAAACAGATGTTGGGCAATCAGATGGTACGCCGCCCAAGGGTGCATCAAAACCAGGAACAGGAAAAGTCAGCCAAATATCAAGACAAGCCGCAAATGATCCGTTGATGAAAGCTACACAAGTGTCCAGACAAGCAGCAGAAAGCAAAGAGACCAAATTAAAAATGCTAAGAGAATACAAAGAAGGTGATCCAGATTTAGGGCTAATTAATTACAATTCAGCACTTAAAGCCTTTCAACAGGCACAAGAGAAAATCACTTTAGATTTTGGTGGAAAGCCACTTACACTTTATGATTATCAACTCTACGGGCTGTTAACAGATTTAACTACAGATCAAAATCCAGATCGAAAACTGGCACGCATTGAAACTGTAATGTCTAACTATGACAATGTAGTTCAGTTACTAATGACACCAAAAGTAAAAAAACTGATACAAAAATTCCCGGAATACGCTAAAAAGAATCCAAGATTTAAAACACGCATGCGTGATGTCAATAGAGGACAGTTTAAATTAGAACCAGCACCAGCAGAGGATCCACGTTATGATCCCAGACTAGATCCCACTGCACCAGAATTTGATCAGGCGTATGCAGCTACTCAGCCTCACCCCTATCAACGTAGCGACAGCCAATTAGAAGAAACTTTAGGAACCAAGAGCATGAAAAACTTAGAAAAAATAGCAGAAAGCCTAATGGAGCGATTTGCCAACTTTAAAGAAGCTGCAAAACCAGACTTCTTAGATCTTGACAAAGATGGTGACACTGAAGAGCCTATGAAATCAGCGGCCAAAGATGCCAAAGATGCTGAACCTGCTAAGATAGACAAATCTGCTGTGGAAAAACGCAAACGCCTACAAGCACTAAAAGACAAACAAGAAGATGAGCGTGCTGAGAAAGGTGATTATGATAGCAAATCATCAAGCCGTTTTGTTAAAGGTCGTGCTTATGGTGGCGCCGCACAAAAAGATGATGAAGAAAAAGATTTAGATGAAAGTGGTCTACAAGCATACTTAGGTAAAAAGAAATACGGTAAAGAAGGTATGAAAGCCCTACAGCAAGCAGGACGTGAAGGTGCAAGCAAAGAAAAAATGGCATTAATCCGTGCTAAACACGACAAGATGGATGAAACACAGATGGACGAAGTTAGTTACTCAGCCAAAACTGCACGTGCAGGTAAAGACATTGGCAAACCAGGCAAAGCGTTTGCTAAGATCGCTAAGTCAGCAGGTGAGCGTTATGGTAGTAAAGAACGTGGCGAGAAAGTAGCTGGTGCTGTGCTTAAGAAATTACGTGCTAACGAAGGTGAAGAGCTAGATGAAGGTAAGATGAAAGACATTCATTATGACCTAATGCGTCTCGCTGATAAGAAAGGTTATACCAGCAAAAAACAATTTACACCAGCTGACTATGATGAGCTAGCCAAACCACATGGTATTAGCGGCAAAGATCTTGCGGTAGCACTTGGTCACAAGAAAGCTTCACAAGTAGCAGAAGTAGCACCTCCAGGTGCCAAAGCAGAACGCATGGTTAAACATATCAAGAAAGGTTATGCCAAAGACGGCAAGCTAACACCTAAAGAAAAAGGTATTGCTTATGCTACAGCATGGAAAGCAAAGAAAGCTGGTAAGTTAGAAGAAAGTCGCAATCACGAAAGCAGTGAATACACATATGAAACAGTAGCTCGAGTATTATGTGACGAACAACCGCACTTAGATTGCAATTCAGAAGCATTTGTAAAAGCAGTATATGATGAATTGATTGAATTAAAAATGACACCAAAGGCAGCTAGTTGGTTATGCCATCACGATGAAGATTTCATCAGCGACACAGCGACATCATATAATCATTTCTGCCAAAGCAAACAAAAAGAAATGGCAGAATGTGGTGCACCAATGAATTCATTTGTCAGCGAAGAACCATTATTAGATGCACAACAAGAATTAGATGAGATCGCTAAATTAGCAGGCCTACCACCAAAGATGGAAGCCAAATGTGAAAGCTGTGGTTGTGAAAGCTGTGAATGCACAGAATCCCTTAACCCAATGGTGCCAGGTGATTCAGCAAGTCCATTAACACACACAGATGAAGGTGCAGGTTGCATGATTGACGAAGCAGCAATTAACGAAGCCGCAACACGCAAAGACTTCCGCATGGTAGCTGACTTATTAAAGGCTATTCCAGATATGGCTAAACGTACAGAATTAGCTATGCATCATGCTGACATATTTAAGCAACAAAATTCACGTTTCAAACGTGAAATGTTTTTGGCAGCCGCAGGTGTAGACACTACTCCTATCAAAGATGAATCAATTGAAACAGAAGGCAACGCATTTACTGGTAAATTGGCTGCTACTGCTAAAGGTGACGAATTTGAATTAGACGGTAAGAAATTCAAAGATACCAGTGATCTTGAAGAAGAAGTAGCATCAGAAGGTAACGAGTTCTCGGGCGCATTAGCCAAAGCTAAAGCAGCCGGTGAAAAGGAGTTTGAAGTGGACGGTAAAAAATACACAGTAAAAGAAGATATCAACATTAACGTAAGTGCTAACGGTGAAGAAGATGTAGTAAATCTAATCCGCAAACTAAGTGGTATGCCGGTAGTTGCTATCCAAGCACAACCAGCAGTAGCTGAAGAAGTGGTTGCAGAAGAAGGTCCTAAGGAACGTGATATTGAATATACTAATACACCACGTGAAGAAGTAGCAGGAACAGATGCAGCTATCCCAGCTGGTGCGGACTTGAATCGTGCTAAGAAACAATTCAAGAAAGAATATCCGGGTGACAATCCAATGGCAGTTAAAGAAGAAGCACTTTGGAAAGCATACGAAACGATGATTAACGACGTAAAGGCCTAATATGAAAGAGCTACGTGAATTTATTGAAATGATGGACAGCATTGAAGCAGGTAATCCTGTTGTTCAAGAAGATGCTGTTGATGCAGCACATCTTAGCGATATGTTAGATGAACTTGAAGAACATCTTAATCAAGCCGTGGGTATCGCTAACGATCTAGCACGCTTTGGTCGTGATCTTCCGGGACCATTCGCAGGACAAATCCGTAGCTACCTTGCACCACACTTAGAAAGTTTTATAGATGATCGCCGCCAACCAGGTAGCATTGCCAGCCTACGCAGTATGCTAATTGATAGCGGCAATGAAGAGGACGACAATTATGAAAATTAATGAGATCCTAAAAGAATCAGCTTCACATGAACCAGTTAGTGCTATGTCTAACAAAGATTTAGCCGCATATCTAAATACTTCAGAAGAAGAAGTAGCTAAGGATCGTAAAGCCGCAGAAGAAGCTGCTGACGAAAAATCACAAGACTATGCAAGAGAACAACTTGAAGAAACCTATCACGGTGATGAATTTTATGAAGCCTACGGTGAAATGTGGTTTAACGAAGATGAACAATTGGACGAAGCAGAGTATCACGGTCGCAAAGTACCTCTTGGTAAGCCTATGCGTGGTGATGTTAAGAAATTTAAGGTTTATGTTAAAGATCCTTCAACTGGCAACATCAAAAAAGTAAATTTTGGTGATCCTAACATGCGCATCAAGAAATCAAATCCAGCACGTCGTAAATCATTCCGTGCTCGCCATAACTGCGCAAATCCAGGTCCAAGAACCAAAGCACGCTATTGGTCATGCCGTAAGTGGTAAACAATGAAAATTAATGAAATTATAACAGAAGGTTACGACGGTAAAAAGCCCGATGGCACGACCCGTGCTGATACCGGTGAATGGCAGTTCCGTGACCAAGGTGGGTATGATCGTGGTTATAACCTAAATCGCGTAATGATGGCTGCAGGTATGGCAGACGGGGTATCAGAAGATGCAGTAGACATGCCACAGTCAAGTTGGGTTGAAAAATACAATGTAGCACGTCCTTATACAGAAGCTGAACATAAGATGATGAAATCTGCGTTTAAGACTGTAGATAGCGAATACTACGAAACAGAAAAAGATCACAAGAGTCGTGAACCAGAGGACACCCACAAAGTAAGTCCAATGCGTGATCGTGGTCGCATACAACCTAAAAACAAACGTAAATCAAAATAGTATGGATGATTTAGATCAAATCAAGCAGTTAGCAGGTATTACGCAAAACATTGGCCGCCTACAGGAATATAAAGGTGAAGGCACGGTTAGCACAGAAGGCAGTAACATGAGCGTTACAGCTAATGAAAAAATACAATACCAAAAAGAACACGATATACAACCTGGCACTCCAGAGTGGTTCAAACTTTGGTTCTCACTTCCTTACATGACCGGCGAAAAACCCTGGTAATTGTAACACCCAAATAAATTCAGCATAAGTATTAGTATGGCAACCGCAAAAGGCACAGACAGTGTTCTCGTAAAGAAGCCCCATACTCGTGAGGCATTTACAGAAGAACAACTAAAAGAATTCGCAAAGTGTGCGGATCCTATCAATGGACCCGAATACTTTATGAGTAACTATTTCTATATACAGCATCCTACTAAAGGGCGTATGTTGTATACTCCATTTGACTACCAGAAACGCTTAATCCATACATATCATAACTATCGCTTTAGCATAAGTCTAATGCCTCGTCAAACAGGTAAGTCAACGTCAGCCGCAGGATACCTATTATGGTATGCTATGTTCGTGCCTGACTCAACTATCCTAATTGCCGCACACAAATACACAGGCTCACAAGAAATCATGCAACGTATCCGTTACGCTTATGAAAGCGTGCCGGACTTTATACGTGCAGGCGCTGTGAGTTACAACAAAGGTAGTATTGATTTCGATAATGGTAGTCGTATTGTAAGTGCTACAACAACTGAAAACACTGGTCGTGGTATGAGTATTTCACTACTATACGCAGATGAGTTTGCATTCGTCCGCCCTACTATTGGTCGTGAGTTTTGGACTTCTATTAGCCCAACCTTGGCCACTGGTGGTAAATGTATTATTACATCAACGCCTAACTCAGACGAAGATCAGTTTGCTACCCTATGGAAAGGTGCTAACAAGTGCTTCGATGAATTTGGCAATCCAACAGAAATAGGCATCAATGGTTTCAAAGCATTCCGTAGCTATTGGAATGAACATCCTGATCGAGATGAAGCTTGGGCAGTGCAACAGCGAGCACAGTTAGGTGATGAACGTTTCCGCCGCGAGATGGACTGTGAATTTATCATCTGGGACGAAACATTGATCAATCCAGGACACTTAATCGAAATGGCCGGATTAGACCCTATAGAACGCCAAGGGCAAGTGCGTTGGTATAAACGACCAGAACCACAGTATACCTATGCTGTGGCCTTAGACCCCAGTTTAGGCACCGGGGGCGATCCTGCAGGTATACAAGTATTTGAACTGCCTACATTTAAACAAGTAGCAGAGTGGCAACACAATCGCACTCCTATACAGCAACAAGTAGGTATCCTTACAGAAATAACCAAATATCTCGCAGAAAATGTCAATCCAAATAATGTCTATTATAGTGTCGAAAATAATACTGTAGGTGAAGCGGCACTTATCTGTATTAGTGAAATTGGTGAAGAAAATATCCGTGGTATATTCCTAAGTGAACCCAGACGCATGGGTGCTGGCCGCAGATATCGCAAGGGATTTAACACCACAAACTCAACTAAAATATCAGCTTGCGCTAAACTCAAGAATCTAATAGAATCTAAACGTATGTTGATCGTTAGCCGCCCTTTAATATCTGAACTCAAAACATTCGTAGCCCACGGAGCCAGCTATGCGGCTAAACCTGGTGAAACTGACGATTTAGTGATGAGTCTTATCTTAATTGTGCGCATGGCACAGATGCTACAGAGCTTTGACAGCCAGCTTGACTATACCATGAAAGACAGCTTAGAAGACATAGTCGAGCCCATGCCGTTCTTCATAAGTTAGATAAATACTTACATGAGAGAAATTGATAAAATCGCAGAAGGTCTATTTGAAAAAATCCGTGACAGATTTGAGGATGTCAGCTTAGGTGATGAAAAAGCCAAAGCCACGAGCGATCCAGAAAAGGCACGTTTTTTCAATTTTGACTATGTAGTTGATGGACACGCACATGGTAATATTACCATGAGCCTCATTGACGAAACCAGCTTAAAGGTTTACTACAGCAAGAATATCAGCAAAGATCTCGATGAAGAACACAAACGAGATTGGTATGATTTCCTGCATGAATTACGCGAATTTGCTCGTCGCAATTTATTAAGTTTTGAACCCAGAGATATAACACGTAGCACACTCAAGCATCGTGATATCCAACAACAAAGCAAAGCAGACAGCACCTACGACAAAGACGAAGTTGTTGCTGAAAGCAAATTATATGGCACTCGCAAAAGCAGTTATGAAAAGTTTGGCCCTGCACGTATTATCGTTCGCCACACTAAACCAATCGAAGATGATACTACACGCAGACACAGAGCGCATAACATTAATTCAGTTTACGTAGAAAATCACGAAGGCGAACGCTTTAAGATGCCTTTCAAGAGCCTAACAGCAAGTCGCGCCATGGCACGCCATATATCAGCTGGTGGTACACCGCACGATGATTTAGGGAAACATATTGCAGAAATGGCAGAAGAATGTGGTAAATTAAAACCATTCTTAAACAATGTCCGCCATCGCATGTTCGAAGATGAAGAAACTAAAACCATGGTTGAAGCGGCATTCGAATACCATAAACTATTAAAGAATACTCTACAACGTATGAGTGGTAAAAAAGGCTATACGGCCTGCAAAGAACAGTTTGTGCATACATCAACCAGTTATGTTCCAGAGGACGATGTTGATCTGAACGAAATTAAAGAACGCTTTGTAAAACGTGTGTTTAATGAAAAAATGGAAGATGCACTACCTTTGGTGCATAAGGCATACAATATGAAAAAAGAAAATAAATTCACAGAACAGTTTGAAAATTGGGCTACAGCTATATCAGAAGGTGCGTGGGCATTACCACAAACTGAAGAAGATAAACAAAAGCTCATTGACATATTAGGCAAAGAATTACCTGTGGGCGTTGATGCTATGAATGCTACAGATATCTTATACAACGTTTTTGGTGACGATCAACTGTTTGATCGCTTAGGCGAACTGGCAGATGTGGATCCTGAAGCAGATGCACGCGACACAGTGATGGATCGCTTGAGAGAAGTTAATCCACAGATGTATCAGGCGATATTAGATGCTATCGGTGATAGTGATGTTCCGGAAGCACCAGACAGCGAAGGTGGTGACATAGACGAAGGTAATACTTATGGCTCAGGTGACAGTGGCATAGATGGCATAGTATATGAAGAAAGAGACATAGACGACAATGAACAGGTGTGTGTTTATTGCGGTGACCCACGCGATGATAAGATGGGTTGCTGTGATGAAAATCATTTCATAACTAAAAAAGAATTTGATCAAGACAATGTAAATGAAGCAGAAGAAGACCGAGACGACTTGTTAGCAAATATTGAATCTATACAATCAGCGATCATCCGTAGAATCCTAAACAACATTGGCGAACACAGTGAATTACTTAAGAAAGCAGGCCCAGAAGGTGTAATGAATGCATCAGCCGACGTAGCATCATTCCATGCACCAATGGAAGAATTAGGCTCAAGTGATATTAGTGCTATGGTACGAGAAGTCTACAACGAAGTTGGTGTAGAATATCCCGAAGCACAGGATTCAGAACTTGAAGAAGCATTTAAGAAAAAATTAGATTACTGCGATGCGTGTGATCATACAGCAGAACAGTGCGTATGTGAATCCACAATAACAGAAGACCAAGTGTCAGACAAACTGCAATCATTTGTAGGGCATACATTTTATATTCCGGCAGAAGGTAATAAAGGCACAGTATCGCAAGTAGCTGATCAAACAAAATTTAAGAACAGTTTAGTAGTTGATTTAGATAATGGTACGACAACAGTAATACATTTTACAGAACTAAAACCAATATCAGAAACACCGGGACCAATTACTCAATTATGGCATAAACTTAAAGCTACAATTACTGGAGGTCCTACTCCACCACTGCAACCAAAATTAAATCCACCATTACCAATGGATATGAAAGAAGACATACTTAAATTAGCAGGCTTAAAATAATACAAAACAATAGGTTATACCAAAAGGGCTTAACGGCCCTTTTGTTTTGGCAAAAATATTTTGAAAATATCTCTTGCGGCATAAATAATATTAGCGTATTATGTTTATATGACTAATACGTTTAGGCATATTTTAAGACCAACTTAAGGAGAAACAACATGGCAACATCATTAGCAGAAATCCGTGCAAAATTACAAGCACAAGAAAACCGCGGCACAGGCGGCAATTCACAAACAGGTGGCGACAACGCTATCTACGCACACTGGAACATCGCAGAGGGCACTAACGCTCGAATCAGATTCCTTCCAGACGCAGATCCAAAAAACACATTCTTCTGGGTAGAAAGAGCAATGATCAATTTACCATTTGCTGGCGTTAAAGGTCAAGCAGACAGTAAACCAGTCACAGTTCAAGTACCATGCGTTGAGATGTGGGGCGAAGCATGCCCAATCTTAGCAGAAGTCAGAACTTGGTTTAAAGACCAAAGTTTAGAAGAAATGGGTCGTAAGTATTGGAAGAAACGTAGTTACTTATTCCAAGGTTTTGTGCGTGAGAATCCACTTGCAGATGACAAGACACCAGAAAACCCAATTCGCAGATTTATCATCAGCCCACAAATCTTTAACTTAGTTAAAGCGGCTTTGTTAGATCCAGAGTTGGAAAACCTTCCAACAGACTACCAAGGTGGTTTAGACTTTACAGTTACTAAAACATCAAAAGGTGGTTACGCTGACTATAGCACTAGCAAATGGTCACGCAAAGAATCTGCACTAACAGCAGAAGAAGCTGCGGCTATTGAAACTCACGGTTTATACAACTTGAAAGATTTCTTACCTAAGAAACCAAGTGACGTAGAACTAAAAGTTATCAAAGAAATGTTTGAAGCATCAGTAGATGGTCAGGCATATGACGCAGATCGTTGGGGTAACTATTACAAACCAAGAGGTGTAACAATCGTTACCGCTGAAGCCGCATCGGCACCAGCAGCAAGTGCACCAGCACCAGCTGATGAAGAGTTTGATGCTCCAGCGGCAGTAGCGGCTCCAACACCAATCGCAGAGGCTGCACCAGCGGCTCCTACAGCACCAGTTACTACACCTCCAGCAGGTGGAACAGCACGTGCTGAGGACATCTTAGCGATGATCCGCAATCGTCAAAAGACATCGTAATAACAAGGGGTTGTCATTTCGATGTTATCAAGGATAGATGATATAATCTACCCGAACCGCTGTGAAGTCATTGAATTTTCGGACCCACAGCGGTTCGTCTATCCTATTTACAAAAATGGTCGCACCAGCTTAACTTATTATCCAATAAGACCATATAAAATCATTATCAATGATCAGATAAAACGAGCATCAACCATTGATGTGATCTTACGCGATCCGTTGGAAAGATTCATATCTGGTGTAAATACCTTTGTGTTCAACACAAAAAAAGAAAATCCTGCATTAGATATAGATACAATTTTCTATTTTACTAACAATTATCTATTTCTTAATAGGCACTATGCTCCACAAATTTCTTGGTTAACTAATCTGAGTAGATTTATTGATGCAGACACAAAATTAAAATTTTATGATATGAAAGAATTAGATAAATTAACCACAGAAAAAAGTAACCCGCCAGAAGATAAAATTTTAACATCAGATCAAATTTTTGAATTATCTACAAATATACATAACGAAATGTATTTGAGAATAGATCAATTACTGGTTAAACTAATTGGTAGAGAATTATGTTTTACTGAAATATTAAATTATATTAAAGAACAAGATCCTATTGCGTTTCAAAAATTAAAATGTATTGCCCCAGATTAGATCATTTCGTTCGTTTTAATCCTGATAGTTCAGTGGGATGTTGCGGCCATATGACCAACAGTCCAAAATTTAATACATATGAAGAACTACAATCCAGTGAATGGTTAAAAAACATACGTGATGAAATGGCACGTGATGCTTGGCCCATTGAATGTCAACGCTGTAAGACTACAGAACAAGAGTCTAATACCAGTATCCGTTTAGACAGCATCAATAGAGATCGTGCATTTAAAAGCCTACGCAAAGATTATCTAATAGTTGGCGGCGTGTTGGATAATGTATGCAATAGTGCTTGCCTAACTTGTAATGCAGAACTCAGCACGAAAATTGGCGGCCTTACGAGTAAAAAATATATCAAGATCAATAATGCTAACAGTTTTTGGTCACTGCCCTTAGAACGTATAGTGCATTTAGATATTAACGGTGGGGAACCAAGCTACAGTAAAAACTACAAATATATCTTAGCAAATTTACCCGAGAATGTTAAGTCTATCAGACTTAATACAAACTGTAGCACAGTATTAGAAGAACTACAGGACTTATGTAATCGTGGAATCCATGTTACTGTAACTGTTAGTCTTGATGGTATCGGACCCGTACATGATTTTGTACGTTGGCCAATTACGTGGGATAAGTTTTACAAAAATTTACAACAGTATATGTCTATGCCTGTGCGTCTGAATACCTGGACTACAGTAAGTGCCTTGAACGTAGATGATTTACCAAACATATTAGAATTTATTAAAATACATAATTTAGAACATAGTTATGCATACTTAACAGATCCACAAGAATTAGCAGTTAAAAATAAAGATACTCCCGAAAGTCTGGCATACATACAAGAGCAAAAACGATTAAGAGGTATGCCATGAAAATAGCAATTACCGGACACAGTGCTGGTATAGGTCAGGCATTAGCAAAGATGTGCCATTCACACGGGCATGAAGTTATTGGGCTTAGTCGTCGTAATGGCTATAATATTCGTAGTCTGCCTAAGGTAGCAGGTATGATCGAACCTTGTGATATGTTTATTAATAATGCTCAAGTAGGATTTGCACAAACAGAATTACTGTTTGAAATATGGCGTCGCTGGGAAGGGCAAGAGAAAACTATAGTAAATATCAGCACACAGATGACTGATTTGATAGTCCCACCTAAACGTGAATGGGATGAATATATCATACAAAAGAAAGCCTTAGAATTGGCAGAAGAACTATTGACAGAACGTAACATGTGGCCCAGACAGATAATGATCAGACCAGGTAGCATAGCTACGCAACCAGGTCAATCACCACCAGAATATACAGATGTAGATCACTATGCTCAAGGAGTTTATGAGTGGATCATAAAAAATATCTAACTGATAAGAATTTCTGCCCTATACCTTGGACAGGATTTATGTATAACTTTGATGGAACAGTTAAAAACTGTATACGCAATCAAACTCCGATTGGTAATTTAAAAGACAATAGTATAACAGAAATACTACAAGGCGAAGTTAATCTAACAACAAAACATAATATGACCTATAACAAACCAGGTCCTACTTGTGGTGTTTGTTATGATTTAGAACAGGGCAAAAATAGTTTTGACATTATTAGTGATCGTGTGTTTTATTTAAAAGAACTTAAAGATGTTGATCTTAACACATATAAAAGCATTGACGCTTTTGATTTGCGAACCATAGATATACGTTGGAATAATACCTGCAATTTTGCCTGTGTGTATTGTAGTCCCGAATTCAGTAGTAAATGGGCAACAGAATTAAATGTAAAATTCCAAGAAGTGCCTCGATTTCATTTTCAAAACATGAAGAAATATGTATTTGATCATGCAGAGCAACTTAGACATGTATATATGGCCGGTGGTGAGCCGTTGTTAATGAAGGAAAATTTAGAGTTATTAGAAATACTACAAGAAAAAAATCCTCAGGTTAATCTTAGGATAAACACTAATTTAAGCAAAACTGAAACACGAGTTTTTGAGAAAATTTGCGAATTCCCTAACGTTCATTGGACTGTGAGCATTGATGAAATGGATGCTGAATTTGAATATGTTAGATACGGAAGTAGTTGGAGAGACTTTTTAGACAATCTCAGTCAAATTACTAAACTCAATCATAAGATATCATTTAATATGTTGCACCACTTGTTAAATTACAGATCAATATTTGACACTGTTAGATTCCTACAGGGATTAGGGTATCATAACAATAGTTTTGTTATTGGACCATTGTTAGAACCAAACCATTTAAATGTTAGACATTTACCAAATAGTATGCTACAATCAGTAGAGCTTGAATTACAGGAGTGGATTAATCAAAAACCAGGTTATCTACTTGAAAACAGTCTTGTGAATATGTTACAATATATAAAGACACCTATGGAAAAGAATATTAAACACTGTTTAGACGAAATAGCTAAGATAGATCAACGCCGTAACCTAAATAGTAGGGTAGTATTTCCAGAATTATACAATTTAATAGAGGGCAATTAATCATGGCAAAACCATTTGATATATCAAAATTTAGAAAGTCAATCACTAAGTCAATCGATGGGCTTAGTACCGGATTCAACGATCCTACAGACTGGATTTCAACAGGCAACTATACACTTAACTACTTGATCAGTGGTGACTTCCACAAAGGTGTTCCACTCGGCAAAGTAACAGTATTTGCGGGCGAAAGTGGTGCAGGTAAGAGTTTTATCTGTTCTGGTAACTTGATCCGTAACGCACAGAAAGATGGCATCTATGTTATCTTGATTGACAGTGAGAACGCACTTGATGAAACATGGTTACATGCGCTTGGCGTAGACACATCAGAAGACAAGTTATTGAAACTTAATGTGGCTATGATCGATGATGTAGCTAAAACTATCCATGAGTTTATGAAAGAGTATAAAACATTACCAAAAGAAGACTGTCCAAAAGTATTGTTTGTTATCGACTCATTGGGTATGTTACTAACTCCAACTGACATTAATCAATTTGAAGCAGGTGATTTGAAAGGTGATATGGGTCGTAAACCTAAAGCACTTACAGCACTTGTGCGTAATTGTGTAAATATGTTTGGTAGTCATAACGTTGGATTGGTAGCAACTAACCACACATACGCATCACAAGATATGTTTGACCCAGACGATAAGATTTCAGGTGGTCAAGGTTTTATCTACGCAAGTTCAATCGTTGTTGCTATGCGTAAACTAAAACTTAAAGAAGATGAAGATGGCAACAAGGTAAGTGAAGTTAAAGGTATCCGTGCCGCATGTAAGATCATGAAGACCAGATATGCTAAACCATTTGAAAGTGTGCAGATCAAGATTCCATATGAAACAGGTATGAACCCATACAGCGGGTTAACTGATATGATGGAAGGTAAAGGATTGTTGAGCAAAGATGGTAATCGTCTTGCTTATAAATCAGCTGATGGCAAGGAAATTAAACAGTTCCGTAAAGCATGGGAATCTAACGAAGAAGGGTGTTTAGACATTGTTATGAAAGACATTTCAGCTAATGCTAAACTTTTAGATGGCGGCCCGGCACCCGAAGCCCCTGCACTACAAGAAGAACCAGTGGTGATCACTCGCATGATCGCACCGGCGAGTAATCCTGATGTGATTGTTACATTATCTAAAACTGAGGAGACAGAGTAATGAATGTTGAATTAGACGCACTTAGTGAAATCTGGATGACCTGTAAAGAGTATATCGCTCCTAAAGATCGCCAAGCGGCTGCAGATCATGTAATCAGTGTAGTCGCTGACCAAAACATCACGGAACGCGAACTAAAAGCCTTTGGTGGAACAGATAGTTATCTTAAACGTGCATTAACAGAATATCTTGGTGAGGAAGAAGTCGAAGAAGTTGATTATGATGACGAGGATGATGACTACTAATGTGGTATAGTCGTGTAGTAGCTAGTTTAGGCGCGATTCCTGATTTCATTCAACACTATGAAAAGGAACTGGAAGATGCACGTAAGGAAGTGGGGGTCTATGGCAACATAGAAAAGAATCTTGCTGGCCTGCCCGGAATTACAGAACGACGTTTCAATCAGCTACAAGAGATCGAAGCAGTTCTTAATTACCTCAACATTCAGTTAAGAAAAATACGCAAGAAACACTTCCAAAAATATCTTGAAGGGTATGCTCGAGCACTGACCAGCCGTGACGCTGAAAAGTATGTTGACGGTGAAGACGAAGTCATCGACTTTGAAACTATCATTAACGAAGTAGCACTCTTACGTAACAAATGGTTAGGTATCATGAAAGGACTTGAAAGCAAGAACTTCATGCTTGGACACGTTACACGCTTGAGAACAGCAGGTATGGAGGACGCATCAATTGGCTAATAGGCACGCGACTCACATATTAGAAACCATACAGCAGTATGATACATTTTTAGAAAGCATACGCACAGTAGCTGACATGGGTTGCGGAGTAGGTGAGGATGCAGAATGGTGGGCTACTTTAGAAAATTATGCAGACCCACCAGAACCTTACAACTTCAATGTATTTGCAGTGGATCGAGATCCTGGTAAGATATCACAGGTTCCAACATTAAAAAACATAAACAAAATCTGTGATACGTATGATAAAGAAAATTTATTCCCAGTAAGTATAGATCTGATGTGGGCACATGATAGCCTACAATACAGCACAAATCCATTAAAAACTCTGCGTATGTGGAACAGCTACATGACCGTTAACGGAATGCTGTTAATTACTATCCCCCAACATAATGGAGTTGAATACAATAGATACTATAGTAGAACCTATAACGGATGTTACTTTAATTATACTCCTACAAGTTTAATCTACATGTTAGCAGTAAATGGATTTGACTGTCGCGATGCATATCTACTAAAAAAATTCCAAGATCCGTGGATACAGATGGCAGTATATAAAACAGATGTTCCCGTAATGGACCCTGAAACGACTAATTGGTATGATCTCGCTGATAAGAATCTACTACATCCCAGTATAGTATCCAGCATAAACACGCATGGGTTCTTGCGGCAAGAAGAAGTAGTTATGCCATGGTTAGATAAAGAAAATTACTTTATTGATTACGTTAGTAACTGGGAACCGGCACCAGGAACTGCCGGCCTTACTCCAGAAGTCAAGGGAGTATTCAATGAAACTGTTCATGCAGATACCCAGTCAATACAGCAGGCCAAAACTGCAACAAAAGAAACAAAATTACTGAAACCTTTGAAAATCAGCACGACACCACCAACGAGAAAGAGCTACAAGCATGGTAAATAGAGTGGTTCTATGCACGGGCGGATTTGATCCCTTACACTCAGGACACATCGAATATTTCCGTGCGGCCAAGCGCCTCGGTGACATATTAGTAGTTGGAGTAAACAGTGACAGTTGGCTACGTCGCAAAAAAGGTCGTGAATTCATGCCCAGCTATGAACGTGTGCAGATCATTGAAAATCTTAAGATGGTGGATCACTGCATCTTGTTCAATGATACAGAAGATCATGCTATAGAAGCCATACGTAATGTTAAGACCATGTATCCTAACAGCGAAATTATCTTTGCCAATGGCGGCGACCGAACTAAAGATAATATTCCGGAAATGTCAGAGCCCGATGTCATATTTGAATTTGGTGTCGGCGGAGAGAACAAGAAGAACTCAAGCTCGTGGATACTGGAAGAATGGAAGGCTCCTAAGACAAATCGCCCGTGGGGCTACTATCGTGTCTTACATGAAACACCAGGCACAAAAGTTAAAGAACTTACTATTAATCCAGGACAAAGCCTAACCACACAACGTCACTATGATCGTGATGAACATTGGCATGTAGCAGAAGGACATTGTCATGTTGATTTTGAAGATGAGACCACGCAGAGCCACATTAAACTAAAGCCACATGATCAGTTTACTATCAAGGCAGAATGTTGGCATAAACTGCACAATCCCTATGATACGCCCTGTAAAATAGTTGAAATCCAATACGGTGTCGCCTGCTTAGAAGAAGATATAGAACGCAGATAAATACTGTATCATGCGAGCACATCAATTTATCACAGAAATAGGTAATCTTTCCACAGGGGAAATCACCAAATATCGTAATAGAATCTTTGCATTTATTAATAAGATAAATGCAGGACAACCGTTTGTTACCGTAGATGGTAGAGACTTTGTTGTAGATAAAAAGCAACTTCCAGAGATCATGAAGTTTCTGCATACTCCTGGCGCCAAAGGACAACTATTAGTCCGCAGTGCAGATGGTAAAGAAACTATCAGCACCAGCAAGTTTGTGAAAACACCCGAGTTTGGTGGCCAGAGCGCACCAACAGTAGCACAAGGTCAAAACGTTGATGTAAGTGCTACAGCAGGTAAAGAAGGCTTACCAGTTAAACCACCGCAAGTATTCAACACAGGTGATGTTAAAGACGTAAATTTAGCAAGTGCTAAAGAATTACAGCAAGCAGGTGCCTTCCGTGTTAAAGATCTATATAAAAAAATTACCACAAGCGAACAATTAAATGCCTTAGGCACTTATGGGCAAGCGATTATCAGTTGCGCTGAACAAATCAACAAAGGACATGATCCTAAAGTTCCTGAAGGGCTCACAAGCCCACAGATGCGTGCTTTGGTAGACTATGCTGGAGAATACTTGGGTATACTGGCCATGTATAAAGGCACAGCAGATTTTCCTAAACGAGAACAATTTTTAAAATTTATTGGTAACGATCTTGGTACGAGTATGTTGTATTTTCCTAAGAAAAGCAACACACCGTTAGCAGACAGTTTTGCTATACAAGACAGTGATACCGGGCATACCTTGTACCTAAGTTCAAAAGGTTCAGCAGGCGGCGCGGCTCCTGCAATCAGCGGACTTAAGATACCAGATGAACTTAAGAAACGTCGTCAATACAAAGATGCCGTGGACTTTATCTTGTTGTGTCAAAAAACAGGTGCTATAGAACAACCATTCTATTTGATGAATTGGATAGCACAACGATATCCTGATGCTATAGATAATAAATTTATTAAGATGCTACCGTGGGATATCAACGCCACAGTGACCGCCGTTAATGCTAGCCGTAAAGAAGGTAAACCATTACCAGCTAAGATGCAGAAGTTTGTTGACAGCTTTGTATTCAAACGCAAATTAGCAGAAGAAACCACAGCAGGCGGAATCCTACATTATGTAACTATTAAAGAAGTTATGCGTATCGTAAATGCAGGTGCTATCAAGAACTTCCAAGCCTGTGTATTAGAAGTTCTTAGCGAGAATTTCGTGCAGATTTATACACAAGGCACTAAATTGGGAACCTTAGAAACCTATGTGTTATGGCCAGCTAAGGTTGACGGCGTTGTGACTGTAGAAAGCAAAGGTAGCGCAAGTAATCCAGTTAAAGGCACAGTAAGTTTCCGCGTCAGCAAATAGCGTATAAATAGATAAAATTAAGGAATTTGATATGTCACAATTAAGAGTAGTAGCAAATATCAGCAAAGGTTCTCTTTTAACAGGATCAGCCTGGGTGAATTTGTTATTTGGTGGAATAGCTGTAGTTGAGCGAGCAGAAATTACAGCGCCATTTAATACAGATGCAGATAAAGCAGACCTAAATAAAGTTGAATTTACTGTAGATTATGATGGCTTGAGCTATGTTACCTTAACGGTAATAAATAGTCCAGAATCTATCGGCCCGATACAAATTTATCATGTTGACTTTTATTTAGACGGAAATCAGATCCCAACAAATTGGCAAACAGCTATCAAAGGTAAACCATCTCGATTTGGCGGTCAACCAAATATAACAATAACCAACCCGCATATCGGTGACCCAAAGTTTGATGGATGGTGCAGTGTTCCAGATGTTAGTCCAGGAATGAGTATTACTTGGGGATTACCTGATCTAATTACAGTAAATCCTCAGGGTTAATGATTACCCGTATTATTCTTATCGGTCCGAGCAGGATTAACGAAGCGGCCATCACATTAAATTTTGATCATAATCTTTATCCTGCTCCTGACAGGACCTGTATAATCAGCCCTTATCCACAACATAAAATTGATAGTATTTTTGCTGAGTTTGATTTAGATAGTAGCAAGTATCAACTTTTTGATGATCTTTACTTTGAACAATATTATGACTTGAATCGCTACAAGCACGATCATTGGTACTATCAGCAGGCACTTAAATTCTGTGCATTCGATCATTTTGACAGCGAATATTTCCTATTGCAAGACTGCGACCAAGTTCCGCTAAAACCGTTTAATTTCTGGGTAGACAGCAAACTAAATTTTAAAGCAGAAAATCTCTGGAATCCCTACCAAGAATTGTATGCTGAAATGGTAGAACAACTTACAGGATTGAAGCGTGTATTAAATTATAGTTTAGTAAATGAATTAATGCCCTATAGTAAACAAGATTGGAATGATCTGAAACAACTACTTGAAGAACGTAATAATTGTTTTTGGTTAGATGCTTTTCCTAATATAAGAGATTTGGGAGAACCTAAATGGCTAAGTGAGTTTGAACTATTGGGAATTTATAAAACCAATCAACCCGATGGATGGACCTATTACAATGCTGTTCCGCAAGCGGCTATCAATACATGGGATGATTTTTATAGTATAGATTGGTCCAAACAAGATACTATTAAGTTTCTAACACAACCATTGAAATATATGAGCATCACGGATTCTAAATTAGTCTTAAAACATTTAAAAAATCATTGACAACTACACTTTAGTTGTGTATAATTGTAGTTAGATTATCATATAAGGACTGCAATATGAAAGCAACAATAAACACCGTTGAAAGATATAACATCGATAATTGCCTAAAAGTATTTGATGGCAGTCGTTACAAAATGATTTTAGCCGCGGCGGCCCGGGCCCGCGAAATAGCTAACAAACGCACTTTCGCAGAAAAGAATGGTGATAGAACCAAACACGTTAATAAACCTATCGTTGAAGCACTTTGTGAAATTGATCAAGGCAAATTTGGCGCAGAATATTTAAACAAAATCAGATAAGGAATACAAATGGCTAAACCCACTTCAAGTTTTAACCTTTCAAAAACCTCTAAAAAATTAGCTGGAGGCATTAAAGATGCTCATACACGCAGGAAATTCCTTAATCTAATGATTGAGGCAGAACTTGCGCAGGCTGCGGGTAAAAATCGTAAATTCAGTGACCCAGCAACAAGCCAAAAACCCAGCAGAAATCCCCCGCAAGAATAAACTCCAGATAAATAAAGTTGCAACGCCAATCATTCGATTGACGTCAAGACTATTGACGGGGGGTATCGACCCCTTTTAGTGATGTTATCACTTAACGCCGATAATGAATGACGGGGGATATCGATCCTTTATAGTGATGTTATCACTTAACGCCGTCTGTATGCAGAATCCTTCTGCTAGCCATTTAAATTTGACATTTGATAATTTATCTGTAATAATAAGTTATCGCTTTTATTTGAAAAGGAATTCTAATGGCTAAACAAAAACCAATTATTTTTATAGGTAGTCGCTGGGGATTTGATTTTCTGACAGAAAATTGTGAACTGTTAGGGATTGAAGTCTTGGGATTTTTAGATAGATTTTATCCAGTAGGGCACGTTATCAAGGGTGTTCCATGTATCGGTAGTGATCTTGAACTATACGATAATCCACAAAAATATGCAGATGCTATGTTCTTCTTAGGTAATGGGTGGGACGGTAATAGCCGTGCTGAAAAACCTGAAGAAAGTGGATACAGTCTACGCAAGATGCGCATACAATTAATTAAAGATCTAAATTTACCTGTCCATAGCCTCGTTCATCCTGAAACAAAAATTAGTCGAGGTAGCACCTTAGGCCGAGGAGCATTTACTGGGCGATGGGTTGATATCCGAGATGACGTTAAATGGGGTGATTTCTGTGAAGCATTAGACTATGCGGCATTTGGTCATGATGTTGAAATGGGAGAAAACTGTTTTGTCAGCGTAAAAGGCTTCTTAGCTGGCGGAGTCAAAGCAGGCAATAATGTATTCATTGGCTGTAACGCAACTGTGGTTCCAGGCCGTTACGGCGAAAATTTAACATTGGGTGATGACGTTAAGGTGCACGGGCATGCCTACGTAGTTAAAAGCATGGAACCAGGCACAACGGCTGCATATTCAGGACGCATGATGCGCCGCAGTGATGTAGAACAAGACGAACAAGAAAGAAATATTTCAGGATAAAATTATGATAGAATATTTGAAAAAGAAAATAAACACAAACAAGTATAGGATATTTTTAGCGATTATATACTTGGTAAGTTTTTATGCAATCTATCGCGTGTTTGTTGATGTGAGTGCTTGGTGGTTATTAGCTGCGCTGGTATGGAGTAAGATCATACAGTTGATAGGACACAGTGTGGGTATGCACAGATATTTTAGCCACAAGAGCTTCAATACTACACTAAACGGGGAACGCCTGATGGCGTGGACCAGTCTGTTATTGGGTGTCGGCAGTCCCATACAGTATGCACGCAATCATCGTCAGCATCATAGAGTAACGGATCAGCCTACAGATTGGCATAGTCCAAAAAATGATGGCAAATTGTATACGGCATTAGGTATTTGGGAATTCAACAGTCTTAGTTGGTTCATGGAACGAGGTGGAATGACCCCGCGTGATCTAATATCTCACCCCACATATAGATTTATACACGACCATTACTATAAGATTTGGGGTGCGTTAACAGCTATAACGCTGTTAGTCGATTGGCATCTGACCTTGTATCTGTTAGCAGTTCCGAGTTTGATCTATCACATTGAGTTGAATGTATGGGTAAACTGTGTTGGTCATAGTTGGGGTTATAGGAATTTTGAAACTGAGGATACAAGTCGTAACAATCAGTGGGTGCAGACATTTAGCCTTGGGGAAGGATTACACAATAATCATCATGCTAATGCGCAACTATATGATTTTGCCGTTAAAAAAGGTGAAAGCGATATCAGTGCTTGGTTCATTGAAAAATTCTTAGCTGTGCCAGGACCACAAACTGAACAAGGAAAAATGAGGATAGATAACAATTAATGTATAACGTTATTCTGTTATCAGATATCACGGATCCTATATTCCTTAACAAGAATGTTGGACCGTATACGGTTGCAAATGCTTTGAGAAATCAAGGCATAGATGCTACGGTTATACATCACTTGAATATGTGGGATCTGGATGATCTCATATCAACAGTTACCCATCTGGTAAACGAGCATACATTATTTGTTGGATTTAATAATTTTTTTTACAAGATAGTAGATCAAACTCCAACAGAAACTGGCGAAGTAAAATATCATAGGTCAGATAAAAATACCTTGTTACCTCATGGATTTGAACAAGGGAATTTACTTGCGCAGGCTGTAAAACAAAAGAATCCTAACTGTAAAATTGTCTTAGGAGGCCCTAAAGCATTGGCCACAGTTAGTAACAAAAATGTTGACTATATCTTTAAGGGATATTCCGACACCACAGTAATAGAATTTGCAGACATACTAATCCGCAAACTTCCAAAACCTAAAAGTTGGATTAAAAATCTATTTGGAATCACGATCATAGATGGTGCAGGAGCAGAATCATTTGATTTTGTAAATACCAGGATGCAGTGGCAACCCCAAGATATTATCTTACCAGGTGAAACACTACCGATTGAAATAGCTCGAGGATGTATTTTTAGATGTAAGTTCTGTAGTTATCCATTAAATGGTAAAAAGAAATTAGACTACATAAAAGATATAGAATTATTAAAACAAGAACTAATTTACAACTATGAGCAATTCGGCATCACTCGATATTTCTTCTTAGACGATACATTTAATGACAGTGTTGAAAAATTAGAAATGATCCTACAGGTCAGTAAAAGTCTACCATTCCAATTGGAATATTGGGCTTACATAAGATTAGATCTCTTAACTGCTAAACCACATACTATTGATTTACTATTTGACAGTGGGTGGCGTGGAGCACACTTTGGCTTAGAAAGCATGCATGCGCCTACAGGCGAAATCATTGGCAAAGGTGGTGACCCTAACAAGCTAATTAAAACCATCGCAGAACTAAAAAGTCGCTATGGCAATGATTTGTTGTTACATTCATCATTTATAGTAGGATTACCTTTAGAATCAGAGGAGCAGATGATCTCCACAGTTGAACGTATAGAATCAGGAGAGATAGCAGTTGATTCGAGTGATTTTTATACCTTATGGATACAACCAGAAGGTTATGCGAATTATCTGAGCGTGTTTGGTACAGACTTTTCAAAGTATGGATATAAAGTAAAAAAAGAAAAAGATATCACAGATTTAGAAGCACAGTTTATGAATGAAACAGTAGTATGGGAAAGTCCACACATGGATTTAAATCGTGCATTAGAGTTAGAACAAAGTTTCATGCGAAGAATGTGGCAGGTAAATAATATGCGAGCGTCAATGGCCTTCCAGATAGCTAATTTAGGATTTGACTTTAAAGAAGCCTGCGCTACTAAATTACGTGATATACGCTGGCATGACCTACGACTAGCTAAACAATCAAGATTTGCCAAATATCAACAATTACTTTGGAAAAGTATTGATTATGTCAGTGATAATGAAAAACAAATTATGTTAGATCGTAATTTTAAAGCACCGGAATTTATGCGAGATTAGCAATGAAACAATTAATATTAGACAAATTTCTTTTTTTATTTTATAAGTTTAATGCACGTCGGGGGCTGTATCTAACATTCTTGGTCTTGCCTGCTTTTTTCTTTGTGCCGTTGTGGCAATTTGTAGTGAGTTTTCTTATCTGGCGAATCGTTGAATCTATCTATATTGGTATATATCACGAGTTCCATGTCCATAAGTTATTAAAACCAAGATCGGAACTTGTTGAATTTTTAGGATATTGGAGAATAGCGGCTGGAGATTTCCAATCGCCTTTTAATAAAGCCAGCTATCACTGGAAACATCACGAATTTTATGAAACAGAAAAAGATCCAACGCAAGCGAAACTTGATCGTGCTGATCATCCATTGGGATATTGTCTCGATATTTCAGCACCAGCACCTTGGTATTATGTTGATACCAGTAGGATCACCGTGATAGACACACGCCTATATAGATTTTTCCAACAGTATTGGGCACATGTCTGTGTAATTAACATTATCTTATGGCTAACCCTAACATCTTTTTGGACTTTTATCGCCTGGTTTATATTCCCGATCTGGAGTTGGTTAATCATATGGAAAACTATCGATTGGCTAACGCATAAATTAAAATTAGAAGATAAAAATTGGTTAGTGCTTGTTTACGGTAGCCAGTGCTGGCATCAATATCATCATGATAATGATCGGACACAAACTGAACCATACTATGGGTCAGGAATATGGAAATGGTTGAATATAGATTTTTATGTGCAAAAATTAACTTTTAAATCAATAAGGGATTAACATGGATTACAAAATAAAAGACATAGAGTTGGCAGAATGGGGACACAAAGAAATCGCCATAGCTGAAACAGAAATGCCAGGATTAATAGCAGTTCGCGACGAATATCGAGACCAGCAACCACTTAAAGGTGCTCGCATCGCAGGTAGCCTACACATGACTATCCAAACAGCAGTGTTAGTGCAGACATTAGTAGCACTCGGCGCAGAAGTCAGATGGAGTTCGTGTAACATTTTTTCAACACAGGATCATGCTGCAGCAGCCTTAGCAGATCAGGGGATCCCTGTGTTTGCATGGAAAGGTGAAACAGAAGAAGAATATTGGTGGTGTATTGAACAGACGATACAAGCACCAGACCCTATGTGGAAACCTAATATGCTATTAGATGACGGGCATGATCTCACATGGTGGGTCCACAAAAATCATCCTGATCTATTAGAAGGCATCCGTGGGGTCACTGAAGAAACTACAACTGGTATACACAAAATCAATGAGGCGATAAAAGACGGCAATTTTAAGTTACGTGCTATTAACGTGAACGATAGTGTAACTAAAAGCAAGTTTGACAACTTGTATGGTTGCCGTGAAAGTTTAGTTGACGGCATCAAACGTGCCACTGACAGTATGATCGCAGGTAAAGTAGCAGTAGTAGCAGGATTTGGTGATGTGGGTAAAGGCAGTGCCGCGAGTCTACGTGGTTTAGGTGCCAGAGTTTGGGTAACTGAGATTGATCCAATATGTGCCTTACAAGCCGCTATGGAAGGTTACTTTGTGACTACCATGGACTTTGCCGCAGAACACGCTAACATTTTTGTGACTGCCACAGGTAATATTAATGTTATTACTCACGAACACATGAAGCGTATGAAACATAACAGTATAGTCTGTAACATTGGACACTTTGACAGTGAGATTGACGTAGCAAGTCTTGAGCAATACGCTTGGGAAGAAATCAAACCACAAGTCGATCACGTGATTTTTCCAGATGGCAAACGCATCATCTTGTTGGCTAAAGGTCGATTAGTAAATCTAGGTTGTGCTACAGGACATCCGAGTTATGTAATGAGTAATAGTTTTACTAATCAAGTTCTGGCACAAATTGAAATGTTCAATAACTATGCTAACTATGAAATTGGTAAAATTTATCTACTGCCAAAACAATTGGACGAGAAGGTTGCCCAATTACATTTAGCACAGATTGGCGCACATTTAACTACGTTAACCGCTGAACAAGCCGCGTATATTGGCGTTGCGGTCGATGGCCCCTACAAGCCCAATAGTTATCGATATTAATAGATCATAATATAATATTTTTATATACTAATCACGTAACTAAATAGAAACGTGGCTTATGTGCAACAGAATTTTATTCTGTGGCTTTTATGCAACAAATTAAACAAGAGAGGAATAAGTAATGAAAAAATCATTAATCGCAACAATGCTGGCAGGTTTGTTCGCAACATCAGCAAACGCTGGTATTGTTATCCCAGCTGGTGATTGGACATTAGATATTAACGGTAACGTTAATGCTTTTGCTAATTACACTAAGGCTCATGGTAATAACTCAATTACAGGTGGCCTAGCGGCTCGTCCAGATTCAACAGGTGAAAATAAAGCAGTGGGTATTAACACTGGCCTATTACCATCATGGTTAGGTTTTACAGGTAAGACCCGTCAAAATGATCTTGATGTAGAATTCACGATCAGCTTCCAACCAAATGCATCTGACAACGGCGCAGCTGGTGATGCTAATACTCCATTGAATCGTCAAGCATACCTATCATTTGGCGACAAGTCATGGGGTTCTATCAAGTTAGGTAAAGACATCGGTATCTTCGCAAGTGATGCTATCTTAAACGATATGACATTATTGGGTGTTGGTGCTGGCGCAGGCGTGAGCGGTGCTGCAACAACTAACGGTGGTATCGGTACTGGTTATATCTATCCAGCATGGAAAGGTCAAATCAGCTATACAACACCTAACATGAACGGTTTACAAGCAACTGTTGGTATTACTAATCCAAACCAAGCAAGTGGCAACTCATTATACCAAGACCGTTTTGGTCTAGAAGGTAAAGTGTCTTATACATTTGCTACAAATGGTATTACTACCAAAGTTTGGACATCGGGTGCTAGTTACAAAGTTACACCTACATCAGGTAGTGAATATACAGCTTGGGCTGCAGACGTTGGTGCTAATGCAACATACGGCGCATTTGGCCTAACTGGTTACTATTACAAAGGTGAAGGTGCTGGTACAACAACATTTGGTTCAAACGGCGTTGACAGTTCAGGCAACAAACGTGATTCAGATGGTTACTATGTCCAAGGTACATACACATTGCCAACTAAGACAAAACTTGGTCTAGCATATGGCGTATCAAACTTAGACAAGGCTAACGCATCAGATTCATCAAGCCTAGTTGACAGCAACGAACGTATCACTGTTGGTGCATACCACCCACTAACTAAGCATTTAAACTTAGTAGCTGAATACAATCGCGTAGAGTCAGAAGCACACTCAGGTGCGTCTAATAAGAGCGATACATACTCAGCAGGTGCTATCTTATTAGACGCACCTG